CTTCCGCTGCTTGCTGAGCTTCTAACTCAGCAGCCTGTTGTGCCACTGCCGCATCGTAAGCCGCTTGTTCTTCAGCGGTGTACTCAACTTGAGTGACTTCACCTGTTTCTACGTTAACTACGATTCTGTGTGTCATGATGTTTACTCGTAAAGGATGTTGATTGAACCAGCATCAAAGGTGTCTGTGCCATTGACTGTGGTGATGCGTACTCTATCTAGAGTGCCTGATAGGGATTTAGAACCACTTCCTAATGCTGATGTTCCAGCATCAGACCTACTTATAACACTTTGCATTACAAAAGTATTTGTTGTAATTAAACTTAAAATAGCAGAACCATGCCAAATGCTTGTTGCCGCTGTATCAACACTAGTTAAAAATCCTGTAGAGTTAAGTGTGTTAGATGTGTTAGCTGTCCATCCCGAACCCAAATAATTTGTAGCTTCAACACCACTAGAAGTGCCAAGCCTAATAATAATAGAACTTGTTCCACTTGTACTAACACCGCTGAACATCACAGTAATACGCTTCACCCATGATGGGATAGAAGTAAAGTCAATGCTTGTACCACTGGTAGATGCCACAGCAGTACCAGAGGTAATACCCAGTATTGCACCTGAGTTAATTGTTACGCTTGCTGATCCATCAATTGTTGTACTCATGACCATGCTCCTACTGAAGTGTTAGCACCAGATGCGGAAAGCGGATTGATTCGGATGTAGCTACCAGCAGCTGTTGAATAAGCACCTCCTGGTGCGGCTGATAGCGTGTATTGCGGAATGAATGTGCCGCCAGCGTTTATTGATAATGTGCCTTTGATTATTATAAAAAACACATAAGATGCAGAAGTAATTGCGCCAGTAAAAACTTGACTTGATGCTGTATTTATTACCGATGTATCTATAGCAGTGGCTAATGCAATCCAAGGAATTGTAGTTGCCCCATTTCTTCCAAATGTATCGTAAAGAATATTATTAAGAGTTGCTGTTCCACCAAATCCAAAAGAAATTGTGTGAGATGTTGTGCCTGCGGTTTTTGTTAACGCAAGATTTAATTCAAACTCATACACAGTACTTGCAGACAGCGTTACACCAACACCAAATATGCTTTGTGCCGTACTAACGTTTGCACCAGCAAGGTCAGCATTCAGTCTGTAATACTGCTGAGTCGGAACAATGCCTCGCTGTGTGCCGATAGGTGTAGCGGCGTAGATTGGGCTTGAGTATTCAATGTTGCCAGCGGCTGGCGTAGCAATTAGTGTGTCAGAAGTTAAAACAAGTATTGACATGATTATCCTTCGTACAAAATGTTGATTGATCCAGCATCAAAGGTATCCGTGCCGTTAGCGGTAGTGATTCTGACTCTATCTAAAGCACCAGATAAAGTTACATCCCCGCCAGTAATACTATTAAATTCTGTAGCATTACCTCCAAGAACTCCTGCCGCAACCCATATATTTGAACCAAACGATGTCAACGTTGTTGTTCCACTGTAAACGGTTGCCGCAGTTGTATTGCTAAAACCAAATCCAGTTGTATATGCACCAGCGCCAACAGAAGTAGCGCCAATCCTAGTACCACCTCCTGAATATCCAGTGTTTTGTATTGAACCAGAACCAAGCTGAATCAAAAATTGAGATGTTCCACTTATTGAAACACCTTTAAATAAAATAGATACACGCTTTACCCATGCTGGCAAACCTGTAAAATCAATAGACGTACCAGATGTACTTGCAACTGCTGTACCCAATGTATTGACAGACATTGTTGCAGTAGCGGCTTGCAAAGTGATTGTGCTAGTTCCCGCAACAGCAGGGGCGGCAAGTGTTACCTGTCCGCTGGTATCTCCTGATATAACGACTGATGACATATATTTCCTTTACAGAACAACCCAACGTGAACCCGTTGGAACAGTGACTGATTGACCAGATGCAATAGTAATAGGTCCTGTAGACATAGCATTATTACCTGCTGTAATTGAATAGCTAGTGTTTACAGTTTTACCATTCTCATAGAACACAGCATCACTACCTGTACCAGTAGCACCACCACTAGATACCCAAGCACTAGCTGTACCGTTATAGGCTTCTAGTTTGTTAGTACTGGTGTTAAAACCAATTAAACCAGCAGTAGGAGAAGCAGGTCTACCAGCAGTTGTCCAAGGGCCTTGTACTGTGCCTACAGAAAATGTTTGACGAAGTGAGAAAGTGTTTATCTCATCTAACTTAGGTAGGTCATTAAGAGAAGCTGATACTAAACGCAGTTCAACCTTATCCCCTGTACTCCAAGAAGTAGCAGTAGTACCATCTTGAGCACGAGTAATAGTAAACGTGTCTGTACTTCTAGCAGTTACTTTAACAATCTCAATTGTTCCAACAGAGTTAGCAAGAGTACAGTAGAAATAATCTCCAGCACCTAATGCTGGAAACAATGCACCTTGACCAGTAGCAACTGTCAAACTAGTAACAGAACTGTTAATACCAGCCGCTAAAGTTGACGTTGCATTGTTAGTAAACTTCATCACCATAAAATATTCCCCTTAACCAACAGTTATTGTCCAAGTCAACAACAATCTGTCTTGATCTTGTTTACCAATTGTAGTAAACACAATGTGAGACAACATTGTTCCACCAGAAGTAGCATTGTTAAAAATACCTGCTTCAGAAATAGGTCCTGTAGCTACACCAGGTAGATAGTTTTTAACCAAAGTAATTACGTTGTTAGCTATGGTTGCAGAATCAAAAGAAGTACGCAATGTTTCTGTTTGCAATGTTGTGTCTGCAAGTGCAGCAGCAGTAGTACCTCTACCAATAGCTATAGCATTAAATGGAGTAGTGCTGCTACTAATAACAGCATTAGCTAAGAAGTTCTTTCCAACTTGAACAATCAAGTTTTTCTTGCTAACAACAACAACGTCATTTAGCTTAAGCTCAACTTCACCAACTAAATTAATTGTTTCGTTCATTTATTGATACCTGAAGAATTTATAGCAGAACCATTTAACACAGAAGGAGAACTATGTATTTTAAGAACATAGGCTTCTGCTACGCCAATAGACTCTGCTTGATTTAATTCGCCAAAGATAAAATGATCTGACTGTTCTGGCCTAGTAAACGGAGGAGCTTGTTTGTCAGCTACACCATGTACAAAGTCTTGGGGTTGTCTTGGTTCCCAATCCCCACTACAAACCATCAAACCATCCCACCTCATTTGTAGTTCGCTGTTTTTATACTGACGACCACAAACGTCACAGATGACGTTCCAACTTCCGTTATCCCATCTAGGTCTGTACGACATTATTGCACTTCGGTTGTACTATACACTGGCAAGTCTCCTAGAGCAACTAGGGTACTACCTGCACTGGTAGTTACAGTCATAACAAGACGGTAGGTTACACCAGCTACACCACTCTGCACTTGTTGATAAACCTTGTTACCCACAATAGTAGCTGAACCAGACAACACACCAGACGGACTAGCATCCACACCATCTATAACAAGTACAGAACAAGAAGCTGTAGACAAAGTTTCTCCTGCTGCTAACGTTTGACTAAAATCAAAAGATAGTGGTTTTACTTCAGCAACAAACTTATAGGAAAAATATTCAGCCATTTACATCATCCTGTTTTGTAACTACTATGTTGGTCTTCTTTGGTTTAACTAGTATGTCTGTAAACCCAACAAACACTTGAACAATAACTTTCTTGGTAGGGACAATTATGGTGTCCTCAATATTGAGTAAGACTTTATAAAAGTGGCTTACAACACTAGTATAAACGGTTGTTACTAGTAACACAAATCTTGCAGTAACAGTAGTCACAAAAGAATTTGTAGTAGATATAGCCAAAAGAATTTTAGCTCTATCTTTTTGTATTGTTGCTGTAGAAGCAACAGTAGCCAATATTGTTTTAGTAAGTGTTAAAAGTTTAGACACAGTGTTTGTTGTAGACACTGATACAGTAAGTAATCTACCAATAAAAAACCCATAAAGTAATGTTGCAGTACTACTTACAGATGCAGTTGCTTTTTTACCTACAACTTTAATAAACAAAACAACACTAACACAAAGTGCAGTAATTGTTTTACCAACAAGTTTAAACATTGTTGCTGTAGAAGTAGAAGTAACAGACAACAACCTTAAATAAGCACGACTAGGTATTAATGAGTTAGTGCTAGTACTTACATAACTAACAACTTTGCCTACAACTTTAAGTACAGAAGCAGTGCTACTAGTAACAACAGTTTTTGTTGTTTGTATTGCTTTAAGAATAGTATTGGTACTTGCAGCAACAACAGACAACAGTCTTAAAAAAACAGAAGAATTTGTTAAAGAACTAGCAACACTACTTACATAACTAAAGGTCTTGTTAATTTTGTTTATTATTGTGTTTGTACTAATTACTCCGTTTGTTGTAGAAGCGTTATTTATAGCGTTGTTGTTTATAGCAAAACTATTTAAAGCCCCAAAACTAATGTAACTAAACACAGTTAATATAACACTTATTATTCTATTAATTAATAACGTTATAGTGCTGTTGCTAACTATATTTAAATACTTTTGTGTATTTTTATTTAAAGTAATAGTACTAGAACTAAGTACTGTTAATAACTTTTGAACAACAGTTCCAAAAATCCAACCGCTATTATTACCACCATCAACGTTTCCATTGGTTGTCGGTGCTAACCAAACTGCGCCACCAATAGCTTGATTGTTATCTATATCTTGATAACTAACAGTTACAGTGCCGCTAGATTTACTTATATAACCTTGTGACCCACTAACATTACTTGTAATTTTGCCGTGGTTAGTAGCATCACCATATAAACTTAAATTAACAATGTTTAATGTTGCATCAGGTTCAATAATAATAGAACAAGCAGAATTGGTAGTTAGACTTGTTACTGATGCCGTAGGATATTGAAAAGTAATTGAACCACCCGTTGCCCCATCATAAACTACTGACGGGAAAGTAAAACCAGTAGCGTAAAAAATCCCACTATCAATGTATCTAATTATAGACCCACTTAAATTTGCGGTCGTACCTGTTGCATTGCCACCAATACTACCTCCAACAGATGCAGTTTGATAAAGATTTACAGTGCTATTAATAGTTAAAGTTTTAGTAGCTGTATTTAAAAAACCTAATGTATGTACATTTAAAGTATATCCATTTGTTGAAAATGATCCTCTATATAAAATTATATATTCTATAAAACTATCTGCTGATAATTGCCAAGACCCGCCAGCACCATCAAAAGTAAAATAATATAAACCAGCACTTGTAGATCCTAAATATATATCTCTTGTCGTGGCATTTGTTGATGCAAAAGTAATATTTCCAAATGGATTAGTTGCCCCTTTATAACCACCATAAATAGTACGACCTGTAGCCCCACCAGAAAGAGTAATACTTGATCCAGATAAAAGTTCTAAATCTAAAATCCAATTTGTAGAAGCCAAAACAATAGTTGGATTTGATCCAAAAGCAAATGACATTGAATTGCCCTCAGATCCTCCAGCAGTTGTTCCATGTTGTACTGTTAATGTAGTAGCATTTCCTGTAAATTTTACAGATGGTGTTCCTGTTCTTGCAAAATTTGTAATAGTTGCACAAGCCCAAAATGTAGCACTTCCAGTTCTTGTATTATTAATGACTCCAGATGAGCCAAAAGCAATTGCTCTTGTATTTGAATTGCTTGAAGAAAAAATGCCAAAATTAGTTAATGTAAAATTATTTAAATCAAGTGTGCCAGATGTAAGTGTTATTGTCCTTGATGTTGCTACTCCTACAGCTAATGTGTCTTGTAACTGATAAGTAGCCGTTCCAGAAAATGTAATTGGAAAATCTAAGTTTAATGTTGCAGAGGTAATTTGTTGCGTACCGCTAGTTGCCGCAAATGTTCTTATTGCTGTTCCTGCGGTTATAGTCATTCCAGACTTAAACGTCAAATTTCCATAAATGGTATAAGCAGTATTAGCATGAGTACCTGTGTAGCTTCCACTAAAAATTAAACTTTTAACGGAAGTTGAAGCCGTAATAGTAGTTGAGCCAGATCCCGCACTTATATTAAAACTTATACTATTAGCTTCTGTTGTTGTTCCCGCATTTATTGTTCTTGCACTAGCAGAAGAATTTGTTAAATTTATCAGAGGTGTTCCAGTAACACTAAATGTGGTAGCTCCCACATAAACTGTTCCTGTTCCAGCAATTCCAATATTGTTTGTTCCAAACGCTAATGTACCAGTGAAGCCTGTCATTGTTAAAGTTGAACAAACAGCACCTGTGCCAATAGTTACAGTGTTTGCGCCAGAATTAGCATCAAAAAATACAGTGTCAGAGGTTGTGGGGGCAAGTTGACCGCCAACACCACCACTGGTTAAAGCCCATTTAAGACCTACTGTCCCGTCCCATGTAGCAGTTCCACCTACCCAGTATCTGTTTGCCATGGTTTAGTTTTTAACTAAACTGAGTCTTAAATGTAAATTGAATAGAGTCGCCAGAGCTTAAATTGATTGTTGTAAAGTCACCCTTAACAAACAAGTTACCAGAAGTAGAAGCATCAAACAAACCAGCATTAGTGATAGCAAGAGTACCACCAGCGGTTTGAGTACCAACTACTTGATAGGTGTCATTAGTTGTAGAAGTTGTTTGTTGTGTGCTAGTACCTGTTTGACGAGTACCAGTTTCTGTAAACAAAGTTGTATCAGCAGCAGCAGTTGTACCAGCACCTGTACCATAAGCAACGTACACGGGTTCTGTACCACTACCTTTAATACGGTTAGTTACGATAGCTCTACCAGTGTTAACTAAGAGAGTAGCCATTTTTTAATGCTCCAAAAAATACGTTTCAAAGGGTTCTTGTGCCAATAACTAACAACACCAAGAGACTCAATAGTGCCATCAGCACGAATGATGACAGCACTAATTTGAGCTTCTTTGGCGTTACTAGGAACAATCATTTGAGCCATTGTTAAGCCTTGTCAGATTTGTTGTCTAGTTTGTCAAAGATCTTATTAATCATTTCTTTAAGCTCTCGAATGTCGTTCTTATAATCGTTTTTAGCAACATACGATTTAGGAAGTTCTTCTCTAAGTTTAGCCAAATCAACTTTAAGTTCTTTAACAGCAGCCCACAGTTCACGGGCAAACCAACCCGTGACTGAGGATACAAGTGTTAAACCAATATTTAAAACGGTTTGGTAATCCATTTAAATACCTTACAGGTTAGAACCTTGTTTAACCAACTCTAAGATAACTGAGAACACCTGCGTACCAGATGTCCAACCAGTAGTCTTAACAAGAATAGCACCAGTCTTACCAGCACCAGAGTTGTTAGTTAGTCCACCAAAATTCCAAAACATTAAACGACCACGACCAGCTAGAGGCATGATAATGACATCGGTTGTAGCATCCCACAACAGTTGTACTTCTAATTGGTCACTAATTGAGTAATCAATGTGATCAATACGTACTTGTGTAGGTGTAAACCCTATGCCACTTTGATTAATGTCAGACATTACAACAGCGTTTGTTAAAGCTAAGTCAGAGGTATCAAGTACCGCTGTTAGTTTAACAATTGCGTTGCGTTGACCTTCTTCAAGGATTTGAGTTGTAAATGAGTTAGCCATAGCTACCTCCTATTAACGTGCAATTTCTTGAGCAGCTAAAACAAAGTCAGCAGTCAATGTTTCAGTTGCCACAGGAGTGATTTGAAACACAGGACTTAACAAAGCATTAGTTAAGGTAGTACCAGTAGAACCAATAGTAGGTGCTGTTACACGAGCATCAGGACCTATATCAGTAGAGCTAGTACCAGAAAAACAGATTAAATCTGTACCATCGTAGTAAAAACCTACTTCTACCCAACCACCTGCAACAGCAGTAGCAACACCAGTTACCAATGTAGTAGCAGTGCTATTAACAGTAGACACTAAGTTAATAGATGTAGATGCAGCAGCTTTAGCAAACCACAGTCCATCAGTTGCAGAAGAACCAGCACGTAGACCTGCATAATAAGCTACGTTACCCGATACAGCAGAAACTTTAAAACGAACAACAAACCAAGTTCTGTAGCCTGCTACAAACTGTAAAAAAGTGCCAGCTTTATAAGCAGCACTAGCAGTAGTAGCTCCACCTGGAGTAAGAACAGCTTGTCCACCAATAGCGTTAGCTACAGCAAAGGTAGATGATGTTCCTGTTATTGTGTAGTCTGTACCAATCAATGTGTTGAAATCATTACTATAGGTAGAGCTACCAACAAATTGACCACTTCCAGTGTGGAAGGGATCAGGAAAAGGATACGAGTACAAAGGCTCGTTGGGATACGCAGTGGAAACACCATTATAAAAGCGAGTTGGATTTGACATAATAATTCCTTTGACGTTGTTTAAAACAACGCCCAATTAAGGGCGTCATTGGAAGATTGCATTCTATATTACATTTTCTTTTTGGGCATCATCTTTTTTGCAGCAGCCATTTTCTTAGCAGCCATCATTTTCTTTTCTTCACCTTTAGCTTTGACTTTAGCATCAGGCTTCATACCCATCTCTTTGCGTTTTTCGTATCCCATTTGATTCACTCCAATTTATAAAAAGAACCCTCTCTTTTTAGGGAGAGGGCATGTTACTAATAACAATTACGGACCGTTAGAACCGTAGATAGCACGAGGATCAGACCATCCAAAGCTATAACGCTCGTAGCCTTTGGCTTTAACGTTCATAGTGTCAAAGTCATTGTCTTGATCAAACGTGACAGCGTGACGCTCGTAGTACTTCAAACCAGTACCACCAGGGATGGTGTTACGGATAAACCAAGCGTGTGGGCTTGTGAAGTAGTGGTTCACTTTAAAACCACCAGGGATGTAATTGCCAGACTTGATGACGTTGATGTCATTGTTGGCATTACCTGTTTGGTAGCTAGAGTGAAGAATACGCTGAGCGTTAAAGATCTCTTGACGAGCAATGTGCAAGCTGTTTGGTTGAATAGCAACTAACAAACCACGGTCGTTTTGAAAGCCCATGATTGCGATAACTGCGTCTTCCAAAGAAGCCTCAGACAAGTCAACATCAACTGCTGGCTTGTTAGAGTATGTACCACCTGATGTATTTGGGTGGGCGGTAGAGCACAAAGCTACACCATCACCACCTAAATATGTGCTATTAAAAGCACGGTTGTACACGTTAGCTGCAATGTTTTCTTTCGTTTGACGGAAAGACATTGCTAAAGCAGCAGCACGTTTCTTAGACACTTGCTCATACAAGTTGTCATCCATTTCTTCCTTAGTCACGATATAACCCATTGCGTAAGCAACGTGTGTATAACGAGTTGTAAAGCCTTGGATTTCAGAGTCGTAAGCAGTGCCTTGACCTTCAGACTTGATAGGAACCAGACCAAAGCCAGACAATTGAACGTCTTCTTCGTAGTTCATAGTAGAAGTGTCTTTGTCAAACAAATCTACGTACTCTTCTGGGTGCTCATTGTAAGTTTGACCCCACCAAGCTTTAATGCCAGGCCACAATGCTTTGGGATGTGATGCGGTAGTAATTACGCCAGCCATAATGTATCTCCTTTATTAGACTGCAAGGTAGTTCACGACAGAGCCAGAAGCTGCGCCGATAGTACCGTATTCGTGATAGTTGAACTTGCACAAAACACGGACATAAGGACTAGCTGCGCTGGTCACTTGGTTGTCGCCTTTTTGTACAGCACCCAACAAACGGATTGGCAAAGTAGCCGTAACAGCAGGACCTGTAAGGACCATATCTGAAAACGGAGCACTGTTGCTCAATGACGATTGGTTTGCAGCAGAGATAGTCACAGCAGCGTTCAATGACAATTGAGCTTGAGTAGCACCAGTGCTATCAAACTGAGCTTCAAACAACACAAAAGGATCATCCACAACATACAAGTAGCGAACACTAGTACGAGTACCAGCAGCGATGTACGCTTTTTCCAAAGACAAAGAATTACCAACCAAGCTAACGCCTGGATCAGCAACACGAATGCCCACAATAATGCCCAAAGGCAAAGCTGATGTAGTAGTTGCGCCACCCCACTTTTGGACATAACGAACGCCGTTAGCGTCCGAACCAGAAGCAGACATTACGCAATCACCGATTGCATAGCTATTGGAAGTGTCAGAGGTAGGGATAGCGTAGAGGCGACCCTGCTCGTTCCACTTGCCACCTAGCAAGTTACCAACAGGACTAAACCCGTTGGCTTTATTTACGTTAGCCATTTAAGACTCCTTTAAAAACATTTAAGAGGTAACTTTGATTCCGTCCCTAGGGCTATAGAACGATGGATTTTCTCCAGTGATCTTACCCTTACGAATAGAAGCGTCAATGCGATTGTTTTTAGCTTGAAGTTCAGCTTGATCTTCCTCGTACCATTCTTGCCGAATCTTCATTAGATAACCGTATTGCTCAGTACCTTCGGCACGAGGGTTTACGAGAAATCTAATTCTTTCTCCAAGGTCACCATTACGGCTGACTACATTCTCACTCACGCCTCCCACTTCATCAGGACGGACAAACTCGTAGCCACTATCCATAGCTGCTTGTATGCGTCCACCTACATCAGTAAGTACATGTAGATGGTATCCAGGTATCTGTGATTGGACACTTATCTTTGCTTCCGTGCCGTTAAACACGTTACGTTTTTTTCGAGTTGTACCGTCTACTGCAGGAACAGGTGCAGTCATTGCTGCTTCACGTTCTGCTGCTTTTTCAATTAGACGATCACGTTTTTCAAACTCATTTAGTGCTCTTGGCATAGTGTACTCCCTTTAGTTTAAGTTAAAAATCAATTCCAATCAAAATCAGCTACGTATTGTTCTCGTGTCATAAGCTTTTGCTTAACAAACCGATCACAAGCTGCTTTTGCTTCAGAAGGTAGGTTGTCATAGGTTTGGGCGTTACCGCTACTACGGCCTGTACGACCTGACCCAGATTCCACTCGACTTGTTGGACTTTGTTTTTTACCAAACTTGTTTGGGAATTCTTCTGCTAACACTTCATCAAGCTTTTCTAGGAATGCGTCACCTTTAAGCATAGGGAACTCAATACGAAGACTTTCACCAATACCGTTAGCTACAGCAGTCAAACGCTTGTCCTGACCAAACCATGTATTGCGATCTAACCATACTTGTAACCCAGGGTCAATAGTATTGTTTGATTCTGGTTCTGGAGCAGTAGGAGCTTTCTCTGCATCTTTAACAGCTTGCTTAGCTTCTTTAAGTTCGTCTTTTGCCTCATCTAGAGCATCATCTAGGGCATTGACTTTCTGTCCGTCTCCATCGCTAATAGCTTGAGCACGGCTTTCTTTAATCTGTTGAATACGCTGTTCGTATTCTTGGGCTTTACGCTCGTAAGTTTCTCTTTGAAACTTCTTAAACTCTTCTGCTGCTTCCCGAAATTCTTTAAGCTGTTCCTTTGTAGCGTTTAGATCCTTCATCAGATTCTCATTATTCTTACGCAGAATAGGGAGAATCTCTCGACCACGCTTTACAAATGTCTCAGCATCAACCCAGTCGGATTCGTTTCCTCGGTAGCGTTCTTTTGAAACCCAACCTTGAGACTCAGCCTCTCGAACAACTTCTGGAGCAACTTCGTTACTAGTAACATTTTCTTCGCTCATATCTTACTCCTCTTTTTTAAGATGTGTCAATTAAACTTTGGCTAGGTACGGATCAACTAGGTCAACGTCAGCATCTAAAGTGCCTGTAACGTCCTTGTCGTTGATCATTCGGTATTCGTTTCCATCCTTACCAAGGTAAAGCAAACCAGCATACTTAGCAAAAATAATCTTGTCCCCAACATTGCACCAAGGTGCAGGTTCATCGGCAAAACACTCGTTACCCATAGCAACGACTATTCCTGTGGTGTTAGCCATCTGTTCACGTTCTTTGTATTTACCACTGGTAATAACAATACCGCTTTCAGACATCTCTTTAATCTCTTGGGGTTTAACCAAGATTCGCCAACCAACGGGGTTTATTCCTGACACATTACTCATAGCTAGGTTCTTTCTTTTGGGTAGGTTCAAACAGATCTTCATACTCAAGGTTAAGGATAATTGCGATTGCTCGGCATCTACCTTTAACTTCGGACTCATCGTCAAATGAGCTGTTGACTAAACCTTCCTTCATTGCTTCTCTGTCGTTTGATAAAGACTTCATCAAACGTTTAGTAACTGGGTGATGTTTCCATTCATCAAAGTTACTAGGGCTTACTGGCTCCATTCTTACTCCTTAGTTACATGGGTAGTTGCGGCATTCCTTGTTGAGGCATTTGTGGTTGCCCTTGGGTTTGCTGCTCTGGTTGTCCTTGCATCATCTTGTCGTAAACAGTATTCATGGTTTGGATAGCACTCATGACACCTTCACGCCTTTCACGTTGCAAAGCAATTTGGGTATTAATCTCTTGGATACGCATTTTCTCGCCTTCAGTAGCAATACCAATCTTGATAGCTTCTGCTTCGGCTTCTAGCTTTTGTATGTGAGCTTGATTTAGCTCCGCTTCACTCATCAGTTTTAACAAAGCTATCTTCATCTCTAGTTGATCAGAAGCTTGCTTAGCTTGTTGTCTGAGTTGTTCAATTTGAACTTTAGGATTAATAGGAGGTGGTATTGCGTTAGGACCTTTAGGATCTGGCAATATCTTGTCAATGTTTGTAACCTTAATAGCTTTCAAGAAAGCGTGTTCAGCTTCATAACGGTTGTACAAACCAGGTGTTGCAGCCACTCGACCAGCAATAGCCATAGCTTGATTCAAACGTTGTGCATCAGATGTAATGCTTGGATCAGCAGTAGGCATAACATCAGTTACAGGACCTTCATAGTCAGTAGCCAAAACCATACCAGTGCCTTGAGCATTAGATACGTATGGGGTGTTTTCTGTAACAAAGATTTGATTTAGACGATACAGTTTACGGAATTCTTGTTTTAAACTACGGTGAGTACGTTTAAAGATACCGTTAAATATCTTCATACCTTGCTCAGCCATAGTGCGGGTAGTCTCAGCAGGAGTATTCTGACCAGGATTCTGACCAGATAAGATGTCTACAGATCCACCAATACGTTCACCATAGTTGATCAACAGATTCAACAAAGTAAACATAACCTGAGAAGGTTCACGAACTGGGAGAGGAACAATGCCTTTACGCAGATCATCACCTGTGGTGTCTACATGCTTCCACTCCATAGGATTAAAAGAGTAGTTGCCCCCACGTAATTTAATGCCTCTACTAAGAAATCCACCAGCAGTATTAGCCATAGTGCCAGCATCGACCAGTTGGTTAATAATGGTGTTAATAGATTCATTAAGAGGTCCAAGTAAAACTCCAAAGCCTAAGTCATAAAAACCACCATCAGGAGATGGGACAAAAGGATACTTGGTAAAGTACTGCTCAGCTTTGATACTGAGGATAACATCATCTTTGTTACGTTCAACATCTGACTTGGTGTATCTAGCAACAATACGAGCAACTTGTTTGTTGTCTCTACGCACATACACAATGTACGGCTCAGCATAACCATCGTCATCAAAATCAATATGACAATGTTGTTCTAACATTTCAATTGGAGTACTAGAGTCGTTTGGTTCTGGGGGTTGCATACCTTGCGCTCTGTCTTGCAGGTTTTGTAATCCGTTACCCATAGCCAAAGATGACATCTGTTGTGGACGACCATCAGATACATCTAACCACAATCCACGAGCAACACGCTCATAGATTTCATTCCTAGACATTTGAAGAACGTGAGTAACTCGACTAGCTGTTTCAAGACTCTTAGTCCAATAGTTGACTACCAAGTCTTTGGCTAAAACGTTTTCAGAGATATTGTGTTTACGGATTGGATCGTAGTAGGTTTTCTTAAACGCACAACCAATAATAGGTTGGGTAATAAGAACCTTGTCCATCTCTGATTCCCAATCCTCGTCTTCTTCAAGGAGTTGGTAGCTCATGTGTTGTTCAACACGGGTAGAACGCAAAGCACGTAAACCGTCTTTGTCATCACCAACAACACGGCACTTAACTGGCAAGTCGCTATCAATTAAGACGGGGTAACTGCGAGCATGATATTGCAATGCAGCAATAGTAATAAGGGGGAACTTAACGTTAGAAGCGTTAGCCCAAGGGAAGTTTTTAGTCTCAGCTACTTGTAAAGCAAGCTTCAAAGAAGCTTCAGTACGCTTTTCCCAACTAGATCTAGACAACAAGTCGTTATCAAAGTCTTTAACAGCTTGAACCCCAATAGCAGTCAAGTCTTCTTTGCAAAGCTTGTCAGCAATGTTAGCCTCATACATGAGGTCATTAATATCAAATTTATCTTTGAGGTTCATATTTAGTATCCACAAACAGCAGAACGACCAGAATCTACCACATTACTGTCACGAATGAAAGCCTCGTACTCTTCTTCTTCCAACTCTTTTTCGGTTGGAGCTTCCCACATCCTATCAAGCATTAACCCCAAATATGCCCAAGCGTCTACTTGGTCGTCATGTTTATCCCTAGGAAACCTAAGAAGCTCATCCTCAAAGTTTTGATACCAATCAGCGTCCTTATCAAACTTACAAGCCCCACTTCTCATACGAGCTTGAATACTTCTAGCACGGGTCAGTTTGTCTCCACTAGGCTTGAGCAACACAGTGTTGATGAACTCTCCACGCTTAAGCATCTCTTCATTGAGATAGGGGCCAATTGCTTTTTGGATTGTTCCTTGTTCGAGTCCAAAAAGTACGGGCTTATAAATCTTTTGAATCATCAGGATTGTATCTACGATTTCTAAAGCGTCCATACGATCTTTGATTACATGTTTGCAGTATAGCTTTCCTTCATCATCCATACCCCCCACTACAAAAGCTGAATAGTCAGCCCGTTGAGATTGAGATACAGCCAAGTCGCAGGTAGCGTAATAGACCAGTTTCTTCTTCTGGTCTTCAGGTTTCATAGGAACAAAGTCAGTCTTCTTAAAGAAAGTGTCAGTAATATCCAACGGAATATTAAGCATCTCTTGAGAGTAGACATCAGCCAAACCTTGGCGCACATAGTCCTCTTTGAGCATCCTAAACTCAGTAGCAGACTTCATTTCAGGCCAAAGCAAAGTCTTAAAGTCGTCCGTGTGAGCACGGTATTTAACAGATCTCCAAGGCAGAACATTTAAAGAAAACTCTCGTAGATCTTCACGTATTAGTTGTTTTATTCCTTTATGAGAAGCCAACTGAGAAGCTGGCATTAAGTTCTCAAGTAGGCTGTCTAAGTGTAGGATTGTGCCTACTATACGTATCTTTCCAGTTGAAGAGACACAAGGAATAAGAGCACCATAGAACCAACGTTTAAACTTTAAACGTCTGTCCTTGTTCATAACAATCTCATCGTTCTCCATGTCATCCCCGATGATCAAGTCTGGACGAAGGTTAGCCCATTTTAATCCACGAAGCTTTTGTTCAGAACCTTTAGCTTGGATACGGAAAGTCCAACCATCTTCCATCTCAACAATCAGATCATCTTCAGTATCTTTAGGGAACTCTTTGATACCAAACAAAGAACGTAGATCATCGTTTTCTAATAGTTCTTTCTTAATATCTCCTAGGAACTGTACGGCTTGAGTAACAGTGTCTGAAACAATAAGAACGTATCTGGATTCCCTAAAGAGGACAGATGCTAGGGTATAGGCATGGGTTACAGCAGTAGACTTAGCGTGATAACGAGGAGCAGCTATAGCTACTTGTTTGCTGTTACTAGTAACAAGATCCCAGATTTCTTTATGAAACTGGGGAGTAGCAGCAGGTTTATCAAAGTTCTTTCTCAACACGGAGTTGACAAAGCCCTCCATAACATCTGCATTAAGCCGAGACAATTCTAGCCTCTACATCAATGGGTACGGCATTGCTCATCTTGTTACTGGCAAATTTAGCAAACTCTTCAGACAACTTGAGGAGCCTATCGTCAATTGTCTTCTCAATCTCTTCTTTGATTGGATTCTCATTGAGCTTTTGTTGTTTGGTAAGCAGCTCTGTTGTAATCTTTAAAGCCACATGAGCCTTGACTGGAACACGGATAATCTCTCCAGTCCTTTGGTCAAACTGGGCATCACCCAAATCAAGTCTATCTTCAGTAGCTTTAAGAGCTTTGTTAATAACCCGTCTAAGATTAGAGTCCATCTGTTGGACATCTTCAGCTTGGAGTTGAAGAGCGTACTCCTTAAACCAATCTGTCTGTTTCCAAAGTTTAATGGTAGCTAAAGGTACACCCGTAACAATAGCTGTTTCAGCCATACTGCCCAACATAAGGTAAGTACTGACAGCTTGAAGCTTCTGGTTCTGTGTCCAGTGAGACTTTTTGTACCGTTTATCTTTAGAGACTCGTCTTTGCATATTACTTTTTAGCAGTCTTAGCAGATTGTTTAAAAGCTTTGGCTGTAGGAGCACCTTTAGTTCCAGGGGTACGCATCTTCTCCCCAGAACCTTTGGCTATACGTTTCTTCTTGGCATGGATATTGGCATACAAGCCTTTAGGTTCTTTACCAGTATTGATAGTCATATCAACACTTCCACTTCTTAAGAGCTTTGTTAATTCTTGAATCAGGATCTTTAGCTTTAGCTGTACCAGTTAACTTTTTCTTCATACCAGTCATACGAGCACAGAAAGAATCTTTACGAGAACCACCTTCAGGTTGTGGTGGTTTAAGGTTATGTCCTTGAGCTTTAGCTGAAGCTCTACCTTTAGCGTTTAAACCACCTGATTCAGACTTACCCTCTTTACGTTGCCAAGCTGGTGACTTTTTACCTGTAGCCATATACCCTCCCTTGAATGGGTCGGACTATAACATCCTTTTGGATAACGTACATTGTCACGTATGTGACAACATAGGATATTTATTTTCTGTTTGAGTACCTTCAGTGGACTTGACAAGATTTTTTAAAAGCTGAGAATAGAGGCTTCTTTCTTTTACTGTTTTCTTTCTTAGGTTCAGGTATATATACAGAGACATATATAAACAATGTTCTGTGTGAGTCTATGTATAGACGAACATCCAACCAATATTTTAAGTAACCCCCCTTTGTTTAAAAGTATGCAGCAGCGTTATAAGCTGTGATAAATCAAATTAAACATAAAACAATTTGCTCCCCCTCCCCCTATAACAATATAAGTAAGTAAGTACTAACTTAGCATTAGGATTAGTGGTATATAGAGCAGCTATACACATCAACAACTTAGCTCCCCCTCTATACTCATTGTTTATAGCCTGTTCTAGCCACTACAACCTATCAAACAGCCATTGTTTGGTATCAGTTATACCTTCGGCATTGGTCTTATCATTTCGCTGTCCTAGCTCTTATCTTGTGATTGCTATCGTTTGTGGATTGCGCCCCCCGCTTCTCGTGCGGGGTGACCATCGGTCGCTACGCTCCCTTGCACAAACCACGCCAGTCGCTGCGCTTCGCTTGCTTGGTGGCATGGCTGCGGGGCTTCGCCCTTTGTGCCTTGGTCATCCTTCGGACTCGTCGCCTTCGGCTCCTCGCCCCTTACTCTCAGCTTCTTTGAGGGGGGCGAATCCCCTTCACTTCATCAACCTCAAGGAGCTAAAAATGGCACAGCAAAACGATTTCGACTTCAACGCCTTCAACAATCTTACTGAACGCAAACCTGCTGGCTTGCAAATCTTTCTCGCTCAGCAACTTCTCTCTAACGCACTCTGGTCTATGGAGAAGTATGACAACCCACGTGGTGCTGATCTCAACAGTATCCTCGTTGACATCAAGGAGCTGCGTGCGGTGCTCAAGCAAGATGCAGCAGATCGTAAGTAATCTCCGACAGGTAGTGGTTCGCTCCACTACCTTTTTTCATCCTCATAGGAGTCTCGCATGAAAGACATTACTGACATCTACCAACGTAGAACTGAAGATACAAAGTATTCCTTTACAGATTACCTTGGTGCTTTACTTATGGCTTTAGCCATTGGTATTCCTTTTGCAATCTACTTCTGGAGAATGTGATGATGTATCACGCTATCGAACTAGACAACAACCTGGTCGTAAGACCAGTTGTTGACGGTATCACTGAGATCGAATGGTTTCATGGATGCAGGTGTTTTGAAATATCTGCGTCTGAGTTTCAACTGAAGAGTCGTATCCAAAACTATACAAACATGGACCTGCTCACAACTGAAGCTTGGAATCATTTCATAAGCTCACTAAATGATCCTGGGATTGTTCCTAGTAACAGATTTGTATCAACACGTATCGTCCGAGACAAATGGGACGCTGACAGGAGTATTTACTAATGAATGAGAACTATCTGCCTATCTGTACCAGTTGCTATGGTGTTCGGGTTGAACCACAACGTAGACACATGGCTCGTCCAACGTGTATGTCTTGTGGAGAAACCTTGGCACGAAAGGTGCAACACACCATAGCTCCCATCAACAAGAGCAACTATATGCTCATCAGCAACATGGATGAACTTAAACAACTTAACCCCAAAAGGACAACATGAGAATGAAAGACTTTCTTTTAGGTATTGAAGATGATCTACGTAGTAAGGGTAACTACTGCTGTTATTGTTTACAGCCTCAAGATGGCAAGATCTCTTGCTGTCAAGAGAATCACTTTGTTCCGTTTGATGATCTCTACGAAGAAGATCAAAAAGCTTTGATTGAAGAAGTTACTACTGAGTACGAAGCTTGGAGCAAGACTCAATAACGCTCGTCCTGGCAAGCCTTATCCCGCCACCAAAGGTGGCAGGGGCTTGCGATAGGACTCGCTTATGTTCTTAAGCGGGACTTGTCGCCTGCCCAACCGCAAGCGGGGGCAGCCGCCTTCGCCCTTTGTTTTTTTTTACAAGGAGATAGTTATGGAATTAGATTTAGTTGATGAGATGAACTGGGAAGACAGTGACAAGGTTGAAATCATTTCTTTAGAGGAAGCTGGTCTTGAAGAAGCTCCTTTAGCTGAAGAGACACATCGTCACGGTCATGTGTTTCGTAATGGTATTCACGCATACCTTGATTGGTACTTTGATGGATCAATAGAAAATGACGATTACTAATCATTGGTTCATAGAATCAAATGACTATGACGATGTTCTAGTCAACGTTAACATCCACACCCCCTTTGAAGAAGAAGGGGATAGCCACAAGCAATTGGAGCTATTCATAACTGAAGACCTCATGCTTGAAGATGTGAGTTATTAGTAACACAACGGAGATCAAAATGCCTAATTGGTGTAATAACACAATGACTATTTCTCATCCAGATCCAAACATGATTGTCAAAGCACTAGATGCTTGGAACTCTGGTCAGTTTTTGCAAACACTTGTTCCTTGTCCACAGGATCTGATTGACACAGTTTCAGGATGTTTTGGAGATGGAGAAAAACAAAAAGCTTTAGAAAAAAAGCAAAAAGACAATTTTGAAAAGTATGGCTATCCAACATGGTGGGAATATTGTGTAGCTGAATGGGGAACTAAATGGGATGTGGGACACGACCAATACAGAGATCCACCTATTCTTCATAACAATGGGTTTTCTGTTGCTTTTGAGAGTGCTTGGTCACCGCCTTGTGATGCTTATGCCAAACTTAAAGAATTGGGCTACACCATAAAAGCTTATTACTACGAACCTGGATGTGATTTTTGTGGTCGATGGCTTGATGGTGAAGATGAATGCTACCAACTTTCTGCTGGCGACATTCCAGAAGATATTGTTGAAGAAATGGGTATTGAATCAGTTGAGTAACAAACTTGAAAGGAAATTTTATGTTTCGTGTATATCTTTCTCAATTCAAACGATGGATCGAAAACGTTCCTGTTGAAGAAGCCTTAGTTTATAAAGAAGAAGGTTATCTTGTAGAACGTATGAACTAACAGCATTTTTCCACAGTACTTTCTTAGAGAGTATTGTGTAGGCGATGTTGCCTGTGAGGGAGAAACAAATGGATGCTCACATGATGTCCACTTTGTATGCTGCTGCTACTGAGAGTCTTGTCTCAGATGCTTCGGCTACAAGTACATTCGAGAAGATGATAGCTGTTGCGTTTACGCATAGCTCAGTTGAAACGTTTGCTAAAGACTTGAAAGACACAGAGAAACAAATCAAGAAAGACTTTGATGTTAGCTCTATGCCTGGTCCTTGGAGATCAGCTAAGTCTGTGATTCACGGTGCTATGAAGCTCAGCATCAAGCTCATTGATGACAACGGAAGCTATGTCGGTAAGACATTTCTTCAGAACAAGATCAAAGAACTGAAGACTCCCAAAGAAGAAATGAGTGCTGAAGATTACGCCAACAAAGTTATTAAGAACTTGATGAATGTTCCTGAAGGCATGGATGCTGTCAAAGTGTTCAAGCTGGTCAAAGACTTTGTGAATGCGAGTGGTAAGTAATGCTAACCAAAGGCATTGAGGTCATGAAGTACATACGTGCAAGTGCTGGTAGAGCTGGCATTTCCGTTGTATTTGAAGACGCTAACCAACCTAGGCATGATGGTAAAACTATCTTCTTGCCAAGGATTGTTACTAGTACCACAGACCTAGAACTCAAACAGCTAATGGCATCAACAGATCACGAAGTGGCACATGATCGCTATAGCTCGTTTGATATTCTAAAGAAGAAGGAACTAGATCCCCAGGGTATATTGATGTTCGTATGGAACTTCTTAGAAGACTCCAGAATCAACTATATCGAAGCTATGGAGTATCGTGGCTTCAGGGAGAACTGGGATGATTGCAGCTCGTTGCTTATCGAAAACATCATTCGTAAAAGCAGCAAGAACACTGGTCCCATAGCAACACTCATCACAGCTTTACTTCATTGGGAAACAACTTTAACTAGTTCTGTCTTTCCTCGGATAGAGTTAGTTGTAAGCAAAGCAACCCCTGATAAAAAGGTTCTGGATGTTCTTAATAACTTTACTGATCGTCTTGCTGATTGTTACAAAATTCTGGATAAAGAAGTAGGTACTGAAGCAACATATCAGTTGGCTGTAGACATCCTCAAAGAACTCACTGAAGAGTGCAAAGAAGAACTGAAGCCAATACCTGTTAAGCCTGTTAAGGGTGATGGCGAAGGTGAACTAAAAAAGTCTGGTGGAGAAGAAAAGGTAGAGGGAGAAGCCAAAGGAAAAGACAAAGGTGAAGGAGAAGACACCAAAAGCAAAGATGACGAATACAAAGTCATTGAGCTGAAAATCACAGAAGAAGAGTTAGAGACTTATTCTTTGTCTATGCACAACGAAAGTGGTGAAGACATGGGTAAAGTCGGTATTAACTTTGAACCTGTAAAAACAAAAGATGGTTGGGATCTAACTGACTACGATAAATACATCGTTGTTGATTATCCTAAAAACACAAGCCCTGCTGATTACTTTTTGACTCCTAAAAAGACTGTTTTTCTTTCTGAATACCAAAAACTTGTTGAACCAGAACTTGTCTCACAAGAGAATTTTGCTCAACAAGTACGCAGGTTGATTCAAATAAAAGCAAAAGTGCAACGACAGTACGGTGTCAAGAAAGGCAAACTGGATCAATCTAGGTTGTCTCGTATCTGTTTTGATGCACCAGGGTTCAATGAGCGTGTGTTTAAGAACAAAATTGACAATAAAACGCTTGATGCAGCTATCACGGTACTCGTAGATATGTCTGGGTCTATGCAAGGAATGAAAGCGTACTACGCTCTTGCTTCTACTTTATTGGTTAATGAAGTTTGTTCAACTCTAAACATACCTCTTGAAATTGTTGGTTTTACTGACGGAAAAATTAATTCATATACTGATTGGTGTCCAGTCATGTATATTTACAAAAGTTTTTCTGATTTAAAAGTTGACTCAGATCATCTAAAAAAGTATTTCCAAGTAAGTAGTCAGTGGATGACAGGTAATCCTGACGGTGAAAACATTCTTTGGGCGCATGATCGACTAATTAGACGCAAAGAGAAGAAAAAGCTATTGGTTGTTATGTCTGATGGCAGTCCAGCAGCTTCTAAATCATCTTCAGGTATTGGTAGATTTACAGAGAAAGTAATCAGAGAGATAGAAGCTGCAAAGATTGTTGACATCTATGGTTTGGGTTTGTGTAGTACGTCAGTACAGACTTACTACAAAGCACACAGCGTAGTCAATCAACCGCAAGAAATACCAAGCAAATTGTTAGAACTCATAGAAAGGAAGATCATTAATGTCTGAAACAGAAACAAAGTCAAAGGTCGAAGATCTTGTTAAATCAAAAATCAAAGAGGCAATGGAAAAGCGTAAAGTCTCAACAACAGACACAACAACATACGACATAGCTTCTGATACCTATGTGACTGAAACACCAACAGCTCCTGTAATAACACGACCTGAACTTAAACCAGGTCAAATCTACTTCTCTAATTTGTTCAAAGAAATTTGGATCATCGACAAAGAAGACTTTGGTGTCACAATGTTCCATGAAACTACTTGGGATGAACGTATCGCTTCATTTGTTCCTAGTATCAATCCTACTTATGTCTTTGACAAAGACTTGGCTGCAAACGTTTTAAGAGCATGGGAGTTAAATGAAAGAGTACTCTGTTACGGGCCTACGGGGGCTGGTAAATCTAGTCTTATTGAGCAGCTTTGTGCTCGTACTGGTCGCCCTTTCGTTCGGGTTAATTGTACTGGGGACATGGATACCTCAATGATCTTTGGTCAATTGACAGCTAAAAGCGGTTCAACAATCTGGGTAGATGGTGCTGTAACAGAAGCTGTACGTTATGGTGCTGTGTTTGCTTGGGACGAGTGGGACGTAACTCCTCCAGAGATTTCTATGGGTCTTCAGTGGCTCTTAGAGGACGATGGCAAGCTCTTCTTGAAAGAAATGCCTGGTAGTACCAAAGACAAACAGATTGTCCCTCACGAGCATTTCCGTATCGTAGCTATTGGCAACACACAAGGTCAAGGCGATGAGACAGGAGCACATGCTGGTACTAACGTTCAGAACTCTGCAACACTTGACCGTTTTGGTACTGCTGTTTACGTTGATTACCTTGATGCTTCTATCGAAGAAACAATGTTGACCAACAGGTATCCAGACACAATTACCAAGAAAGCAGCCAAAGAACTTGTCAAACTTGCTAACTTGATTCGTCAAGGTTACAAAGCAGCTCAGTTCAATCTAACAATGTCTCCACGTTCATTGTTTAGCATCTGCAACAAAGTTTCTTTTGGGATGACTTTGAGAACTGCATTCAATCTTGTTTACCTGAACAAGCTAAACGACACACAGCGTAAGGTTGCTGACGAGTTGTTTACTAAGATTTACGGTAACAAAGAGATCTAAAACCACAAAACCACAAGGCTCTCCTACGGGAGAGTCTTCTATTTTGGGCTTTAACTATGATCAAACACAAAATACTTCTTGACAACGCTCCATCTGTGGTAGGACAGCAGATACACATTAATCACATTGACTGTGAAGCAGGTGTAGACACTAAACGTAGGCTGTACATCAAACGTGAAGCTACTGCAATTGTGGCGTATTGCCACCATTGCAATCAAAAAGGTTTTGTTAAGCACGGTGATGACAGATTGTCTACCTGGATCAACAAACCAGCAGCGGCTGCTACTAGTAACACTAAGCCTGTTATAGCGTCTCTTACAACCGAAGGTAAAGTATGGCTGCACAGTCACTATTGCGACACAACAAACAGCAGCTTCAACGGCATAGCAGGGGAGCGACACAAAGTCGCTCTCACACTACACGACACAGACAACCAGCCAATAGGCTGGCAGATCAGGAACCTTGCACCTAACGCAACACCCAAGTACACAACACACTACACCAACAGCAGCTCCAAAGGAGATGCAGCTTGGTTTAAAGGTAACAACACGCTAGTGATAACCGAAGACTATCTCAGTGCTTGGCGAGTTAACTACGACACAGGTTACACATCTGTGGCGTTACTAAGAACAGCACTGTCAGATAAAACGCTAAGACAAATACACGACTTGAACTTTGAGTACGTTGTTATTTGGCTTGATCCCGATGAAGCAGGTGTACAAGGAGCAGCAAAAGCATACAAAAAACTAAACCACTTCCTACCATCAACAACAAAGATTATCGTGCTTGGCATAGATAAAGAACCCAAACAATGCACACCAGCAGAGCTGGAAAGCATACTCATTTAAAGGAAATAAATGGATTATGATGTTCTCTATCTTTGCTCTCAAAGCAAAGAGAACCTTACCAAGTACAGGCGGTACATCAAACCGCACGTAGTGGTCAAAGAAACCAATGTCATCTTAGATGGCATGGACAAATACTACAAAACATTCCCAGGGGTAACTGAGTTCAACTGGGAATCTTTCTCTGCGTTCCTAATAGCAGATCAAAGCAAACGGCTTACAGATGATTCAATTGTCAAACTCCGCATGACATTGACCAAAGCTAAGACGTTTGTCCCACACCATGCACATGAAGAAGTAATCAAAACTCTCATAGAGTTGGATTATCTTGCTCAGATTATGGAAGAATGTGAGAAGGTCAAGGAAGGCTCTAGCGATCTTGAACACGTACACATACTTGCAACCAATGCTCTTAAAGATGTGGAGAGATACATTGAAAAAGATGAGTTGTTTGTTTCTGCTGATCTTAGTGTTATTGCAGATAGGATTAGTTCTTCTGGTTATGAATGGCGCTTGGATGTACTTAATCGTTCTTTGGGTCCCTTACGTACTGGTAACTTTGTCATTGTCGCTGCTCGTGTGGAAGTAGGTAAAACAACATTCTTAGCCAGCGAGGTCAGTTATCTTGCACAGCAATTACCTGTAGACAGACCTGTTGTATGGGTCAACAACGAAGAGGAATCTTCTGTTGTGTTCTTCAGGATTGTTCAAGCTGCACTAGGTAAAGAATCTAAAACAATTATTGCTGACTCTAAGACAGCAATGACTGAGTACACAACTCTCATGGGTGGTAACAAAGACAAGATACGTGTTACTAAGGACATGAACCACGTTCGTGACTTAGAGACATTGTTCCGTGAGGTTAACCCAGGTTTGATTGTGTTTGACCAGCTTGACAAAGTAGATGGCTTTAACAAGTCTGACGACAGAGAAGACATCAAGCTTGGCAAAATCTACAAGTGGGCAAGGGAACTTGCTAGAAACTATGGCCCAGTTATTGCTGCATCACAGTTGTCTGCAACAGCAGTGGATATGAAAGACCCTCCGTTTATTGGCTTAGATGCTCTTCGTGGCTCTAAGACTGACAAACCAGGTGAGGCTGACGTAGTAATCACAATTGGCAAGTACAAAGAACCAAAGAGTCCAGAGGAAGAAATGATCCGCACAATCAATGTTCCTAAGAACAAACTACCTGGTGGTGGTGCTAAGCACATGGAGTCCGAGCGTCATGGACAGTTCCTAGTAACTATTGATCCTATTCGTGCAAGGTATGAGTGAAAAATACACATTTGGTTGGTCAGATTATTCAATGGGAATACGCACAATGACAAGTCCTGCAATTTCAAAAGTAGAAGAAGCTTTAATAAAAACAGAATTACACCTTCATAATCCATTTGAGAACAACGTTCTTAAGATAGCTTATGTTGGCAGCAGGGTAACTTGTGTGCCAGCTCCTACGGATACAGATGAAGACGTATTGATTCTTACAGACAAACTAGGTGAGTTTGTTAGAGGTTGTAACAAAGCAGGATTTAAAGACAGTGGGTCTTATACAGGACCTGCATTTCACTCTTTAAGACACGGAGAAGTTAATTTAATCATCACAGACAGCGAGGAGTTTTACGATAAGTTTATGCTTGCAACTCATGTGTGCAAGTCCCTAAACGTGTTAGACAAACAACACAGAATCATTGTGTTTCAATCAATTCTTTATGGAAAGGCCTATGGAAAACCATGACCATAGCATTCGCAGCAATTGACGTTGAGACAACACTCAACGGTAACGAAGACATAGGACTAGCTCATCCTATGCACCCTGACAACGAAGTCGTAGCGTATGGACTATGCGAAGATTTGTTGCCATTAGCAACATACGACAGAGATGAGTTTGCAGAAAACTTGTACATGTTAGACAAGAACGTTACATTGTGTGGTCACAACATTTCTTTTGATCTAATGTATTTATACAAAAGTGATGGAGAAGAAATACACGATCTTAAAACCATATTACAAAGTCACAAGATTTGGGATACACAACTGGCAGAATACATCCTGTCGGGACAACGTACTAAGTTCTCAAGCTTAGACGAGCTGTCAGTTAAGTATGGTTTGCCTGTCAAAGATGATGGTATTAAGAAATACTTTCAGGCAGGTCTAGGCTCTGACAAGATTCCTCCTGAAGAACTAACACCTTATCTAGAACAAGATGTTATTAATACCAAAGCTATTGCTCATTTGCAATACGACCGTGCTGTAGAAGCAGGACAGCTCACGTTGATTGAAACTCAGATGGAAGCACTACACGCAACCACAGAGATGCAATACAACGGGCTGCACATAGATAAAACAAGGCTAGACAACTACACAGTAGAAGTCGTAGACAAGTTTGTAGAAGTTAAGCTTGACCTAGAAGCATTGGCAGTAGGTCATGTAGAAGACATCAACAGTCCTAAACAATGGTCACAGTTTTTCTTTGGTGGCAAGAAGAAAGTCAAAGTCAAAGAAGAAGTTGGTGTCTACAAGAACGGCAACACTAAGTACAAGCTTGTAGAAAAAACAGTGGTTATCAAACCATTCATCAACTACGTACCAGACCCAGAGAAAGTATCTGCAAAGACAGGTCAGATCTCAGTAGACGACACAGTGCTAAACGATATGTTGAAGCATACGTTTGATGCTAAAGCTATTGCAATTATCAATGGTTTGTTGAAATACAGAGAACTAGCAAAACAACTCTCAACGTATGTTCAGGGTCTAAGCAAACACATCATCGAAGACTTTATACACGGCAAACTTAACCACACAGCAACAGTCACAGGTCGTTTATCGTCAACCAATCCTAATTTACAAAATATTAGTAATAACCCGATTAAACAAATCTTTAATTCTAGATATACTAATGGCGTTGTTGTCGAGGTTGACTTTAATCAGTTGGAGGTTGTAGCTCTTGCTCATGTTACTAAGGACAAACAGTTGATAGATGACATTAGCAGCGGCATAGACATCCACAGTGCTTTGTACAAAGATATGTTTGGCAGGATGCCAACCAAGGAAGAGAGGAAACCATTCAAGTCTCGTACGTTTCAATTGATCTACGGTGCTGGTGCTAAGGCTATTGCCAAACAAGCAGGTTGCACTCTAGAAGAAGCTACAAAGTTTGTAGATGTGTTCTATGGTCGTTACAAGTCAGTAGCTAAGTGGCATACAGATTTTGCAAAAATGATTGAAGCTGGAGCAACAAACGATGTGAATGAAGAGGGGTTCAGGGAAAAATTCAGAACCTACGTTCATCAGACTGAGACAGGCAGAAAGTATTGCTTCTCAGAGTATTACAACGAGAGTAGTTGGTCAACAAGGATGTACACATTCAGTCCTACAGAGTTGAAAAACTATCCAGTGCAAGGTTTAGCTACTGGAGATATTGTCCCAATGATGTTGGGCATTATTTTTAGACAGCTATTGGGTAGAGGTGATGTGAAGATGGTTAACACTGTTCACGATTCTCTAATGTTCGATGTCAAGTCTGATTCAGCAGACGCTTTTATTACGGAGATAACAACAATTCTGCAATGTACCCACATGTACTTTGAAGAAACATTCAAGAAACCATTGGCTCTAAAGCTCAATGCAGGAGCATCAATTGGTAAAAATTGGTTTGATATGAAAGAACTTTGAAATGACAATGCAAACAGGTATCGTAGAAGCAGTTTCTACAAAAGACGTAAGCACTAAGTTTGGTACAAAGCCAACCTTCTCAATGAAGGTCAATGGCACTTGGATTAAATGCGGCTTTAAGAACCCCAACGTTGCAGTTGGTTATGAGGTTGAGTTTGATGGTGTAAGCGGTACTTACGGAGTGGAGACTAAAAGCGTCAACATCCTCCGCAAAGCAGACGCAGCACCTACCCCGTCAGGGGCAACAACAGCAACCGCTGTAGCGGCTCCCAAAGCCGCCTACAGTGGCTACAAAGAGAAGGTATTCCCAATTCCTGCTCTACATGGTGACAGGGCTATTGTTCGTCAGAACGCTTTAGCTCGTGCAACAGACCTCTACATTGCAGCTCGTGGTGGTAAACCTTTTGAGTTGGAAACAAGTACCCTGGATCTTGTTATTAATCTTGCTCGTAAGTTTGAAGCTTACACAGCAGGTGATATTGACATGATGGAAGCTATGGAAGAAACACAAGCAATATCAGAGTAAACCTTTGTGGGAGCTGTAAAAAGCTCTCACTTTTTTTGAGAAAAAAACAAATGGAAAACAAACGTAAAGCAGGACGACCTAAAAATTCTGTAGCTGCAACAACAAAAACATTTAAAGCTGTGGGCCTAGAAAAAGAAGTTTACGAAAAGTTGGATGTTATTAGGAACAGGTACGCAGTTGAGCTAGGTTTTGTGATGTCTTTCTCACAAACAGTTGCATACCTTACCAGGGATGTTCCATGAACAATGTATTAATTCCAAAAGATGTTTTACAAAAAGTTATTCAATACCTTTGGGTTGACGAACAAGATGATTATGAAGAATGTGTATTTAATGATTGGTCTAAAGAAGATTTAGAAGAACACATTTTTTGTCTTATAAAACAACTGCAAGATTGTATAGATGATCAAACATAAAGGAGTTGTATGAGGGCTTTAATTGACGGGGACATTGTTGTTTACCGTGGAGCTGCGTCAGCAGAGAAAGAAGAACAATGGGTAGCCCTAGCAAGGGCTGACCAGATGATTCAGGACATTCTTGCAGACACAGGTGCTACGTCTTACAACGTGTATCTCACTGGCAGCGGTAACTTCCGTAGGGAAATTGCTCCTAGCTACAAAGCTAATCGTCCTGATGAAAGACCTGCACATTGGCAAGCTGTACGTGAGTTCCTAGTAACACACCACAAAGCACAAATATGTGATGGGTTTGAAGCAGACGATGAGATGGGTGTGCAGCAAGACAAAGAGACAATGACAACAGTAATTTGTTCCATAGACAAAGATTTGTTGCAGATCCCAGGTAGGCACTACAACTTTGTAAAGAAGTTGCACAGTGTTGTAGACAAAGACCAAGGTCTAAAACACTTGTATTTACAGTGTCTCATAGGTGACAGGAGCGACAACATTATTGGTGTAGCTGGCATTGGACCAGTAAAGGCAGAGCAAGCTTTAGCTGAGCTGTTGCCTGAAGAGTGGTATGACAAATGCCGTGAACTCTATAATGATGATGAACGTTTCCATCTCAACATGAAGCTGTTGTACATCTGGCAGAAACCTAACGATATGTGGGAACTTCCTAACAAGGACAACAATGATCAACAGATCCATACTGCCTAGACTCCCCCAACGCTTTGCACATTGGTTGTGTGCAGGTGAAGATCCATTTACCCTAAACAGTGAGCAGCTACTTTGGTTTGCTGCATTTGTAAAACAAGCAGAGGAAACAGAATGAAGAACCCAGACACTTTTATTGACAACGCAAAAAAAGCATCAGAAGTTATGTACAGAGAAGGTAAAGCAGAAGACCGCTTAGCTTTTAGGATAGGTATGTTAGAGGCATACATCAAAGGACTCTGTGACATTGTTAACGAGTACGAACAAGAAATTGATAAAGCAGCACAGAGGTTCATTGGTTAATGCCTAGACCTAAACGACACAACCCTGCGGGGTATCGCAGTGGCTTAGAAACTAGGTTTCAAGCTGCTTGCGAAGCAAAAGGATGGAAGCTTGGTTACGAACAGGACAAGATCAAGTACGTAATACCAGCAAGCAACCACACCTACACACCAGACTTCACTGTTACTAAGAACGTTTACATAGAAACCAAAGGTCTATGGACAGGAGCTGACAGAAAGAAGTCTGCACTTATTAAACAGCAGCATCCAGACATTACCATTCTTTACGTGTTGCAACGCAACCAAGGCATAACCAAGAAGAGTAAGACCACTTACCTAGATTGGGCAGCTAAGAATGGATTGGATGCTTGTGTGTTTTCTAACACAGAACATTGGCAAAACTTTATTATGAGGCACTTATGAAAATATCCCAAGAAGCAAACGAACGCAATCTTAAACAGATTAACGCTATGCAAGAACGTTGGAAAGAAATTGCAGCAGCACTAGCTAAACCAGCACCTGCACCAACTAACCACAGCAGCGGTACATACAGAACTGGAGATGGAGAAACAACTCAACCAGTACGCCCTGGTAGCCAAGACCATAAAAAGTGGCCCTCAAAAGGGTTGTTATCAGACGTTCCTAATAACAGGGAAATATAAATGCCAAGACCAAAGAGTGAGCTAACAGGTGATAGCAAACACATAGGTGCTCGGTTAACTAAGTCACATTTTGAAGAATGGAAACAACTTGGTGGAGCACAATGGTTACGTAAAACGCTTGCACAAAGCATCAAAGACAAGGTAAAAACTAATACAAAAGATTAGATTTTGATTTGTCATAGATTTGGGTTAGAGTTTGTTTGCGGGATGTTCCGCATCTAATTTTGGAGTACATCATGTATAAAGTAATTATTGACCTTGGCGATTGGTCTTGGGACGAAGATCAAACTGTGACTATCGAAACAAGTGATTTTGATAAAGCACTCATCATTCAAGAATTCATCGAGTTTCAAAAAGATCACGGTTGGGCTGCTGATTACGAAGCAGTTGAATACGATGAAGAAGAAGTCAAAGAAGAAGAAATAGAAGACGAAGTAGAAGATGAATTAGCTGACTACGTTGTTGGCGACATCGTTGAAGATGATGACGGTCTTGTGTGGGAATTGGTAGGCTGATATACTACCCATGCAGTTGCCTGTAGGGAGTCTTCGGACTCCCTTTTTTTATTTGCTATTCGCAAATAGCAAACAAGTCTAAATTAGACATTGTGTATCTTGCCTCTAAACTCAATCAGACCATCTGCCCATGTATGAACCAATTCAGGCCACAATAAATTACCGTCATGGAATGTCAGAATAGCAAAACCTGATCGCCAGTTGGTTGGTGATAGTTCTAAGTAATTCTCAAACTGTGGGCCTGTAGGTTCAGCTAAAGTGCCTGTGTCTACCCCATATCTTGTACCACGATAATCATCAAAGGGGGTTACCTTGAGACTGTGTAAATGCCCAGTACAAATATTTACCCCGCTATTCACAGTATTGTTGTGGGTAGCGTGTACGCCGCCTTTCCAGCGGTGTTTAACAATAGTATTCTCCGTAGGCCAACACGCCCAACAAGGTGTCCAAGCAGGGAAATGATCCTTGAGACTAAAACCTTTAATAAATTCATACTGAGGAGCGTTAGCAGCTAAACGATTCTCAAACCTAGCATCGTGATTACCCAGGGTCCAAATTAACTGAGCATTGTGTCTAACGTTCTTAGTAACATCTTCTATCTCACCCATCGCTATTTCACAAGCTTTAAGCTCTTGAATTACAGATGGTGTGGAATCCCAACCAATTCTTGGATAGCGAGAAATACTAGCGCCATCAAAAATATCGCCATTGGCAATAACTGCATTGGGTCTAAACTCTTTAATAGCCCATAAAAGTCCTTTAAATGCCGTAGTATGTATACCAGGCCAAAAATGAGCATCACTAAAAACAATAACAGTGCCATTTAATATTCCTAAATCTTTACGGGCTGCGCTAGGTTTTGTAGAAACACCTGGTTTAGGTGTACGAGCTTCTAATGCTTGCCCGTATTTAATTTCTAAATTGCGTCTGCGTTTAAGCACTGATCGCACATTCATATTGCCAGCTTTTGCTACCTCAGCAGCATAACCATTATTGTTTTTCCAAAGTTCAATAAACTCTTGGTCAGTTAACTTCATATATGCGCCTTTAAAGTTTATGTATTAACACATATATATGTGACAATTTAATTTAAGAATACGTCCTAGTGCCTTGTTTATCAATGATTAATGCCATTTTGCGTGGTTTAGCATCTACATTGTTAGGAATAGAGACATGAGTCCAACGATCAAACTCACGTATCACTTGGTCATAAGACAAATCAGATTTCATAATGGCAGTAACTACTTCATCAGGAGTCATCTCAGGCACACGAATATCCGCAGCACAACCTTTTCTGTGTTGGCTTGTATTTTTAGAACCAACCGCAGCATTGACTTGCTCAGACCTGAAAGCTGAGTTCACTATGATTGTTTTATTACCTAAGAGTTTCTTTATTTCTTCTAAAAATAAAGCTAGACGTTTTAAATTTTCTAATTCTTGTTCATTAGGTGTGTTGTCAAACTCACGGTGATCTGTAAATGTCAACTCTTCAAAAGTAAAGTGTGGTGATAAGTTCATGGTGTAGGACTTGATTGGTGAAGAAGTTCGTCTTTCTTTTGGCTACCAGCAGAAGACCCAAAGTAAAAAGCAATAATGCCCGTCCATGCCGTACCAAGTGAACCAAGCATTAGCATCAGCGCATCAGATGTTTTAAAGTGTTCGGTCATTAAGCCAACAAGAATGCCAAAGAATCCCACAGTAACAGCAATAGCCATCAAACCAGGTATAAACGACTGCGTAGTAGCTTGCATTTGTCTGGCAGACTTGCGGTCATCAACAGCGATCTTTTCAAAGTCTAAACCCATCTCTTGTGCTCTAGCTGCCATAGCCAATTCAGCGGTCTTAATTTGGGCTATCTGGTCAGCAGTTAACTTACCCTCTGCAATGGTCTTAGTAACATCTTTAGGATCAATGCCAATAGCTTTAGACACTGCCTCAACAGCAAGTCCAGCTAAAGGACCACCCAATGCTGTAGCAATAGTAGGTGCAACTTGTTTAAGCCAATCCATTATTTTTCCTTTGCTTCATTAATTAACTTTTGAATCTGTTTTTGTTGATGCTGTGTCTCATGTTTTGCTTCAAGAATGTCTATGTACATCATCCCCATCAAAGGCAGTATGACGACAAAAACAAAACACATCACAACTAATCCAACTAAAAACCCCATCGAACTTTCCTGTCCAGAACTATTAGATACGCCATTAGATACAGGTACAGAATAACCACCGTAGTCGCTATTAGATACAGAGCTTTGTCTTGCAGTGCGCTTATCATTTGCTTTCGTTGCCATTGTTTAAGTCTTTCACGCTGCTGTTGCTCTGCTTCTGCTTGTTCCTGTTCTTCTTGGATTACCTTTCGCATTTCAATGAAATCTGTATATATTGCACCCAACTCAGGTGGGCTTTGATATATCAGTGTTTCTCTTAACTCAACCTCCATCTGCGCCATTCTTCTTTGTGCCAACACCCTATCTAAGGCTTGTTGATTCAAGGAAACAGTCTTAGGTTTCTTTTCTTCTTCTTTGACAACCTTGACTAGGGTTTCTTGTGCAGTAAAGAATTTACCAAGGTGACCACTGATGTCTTGGATAACATCAACCACTTCAGCACCCGTGGCTTTGTATTCTTTATAAAGAGCACAACCTTGTTTGATGTATCCGACAGCCGTGCTTGCCATTGCAATAAGAGTGAGTGGATCAATTTTTTACTCCTTGTAAAACCAGTCATTGTATTTAGAAATTATTAACGCATCAAACTCTTCTTGAGTCATGTTATTAGTAACTCCAACACTACTAACAATTTGTTTGACATCACGTTCTAGCAGCTCGGAAGCTTTGAATGTGTTAATAACATCTTTATTAGCTACACCATCACCAGGTACAACCTTGTGACCATATCCAACAATAAGATTGCCATTACCATCGTGGTAAGGCTTTGCCCTAAACCCTTTAGAACGGATAGTTGTAAGTGCTCTATAAGATATGTTCATATTAAGTTGGAGCTGTGTATGCTGTGATAATGCCATTAACAACTGTAAGAGATCCATTAGTTCCTGCAACAGTTAGTTTAGCTAAAGCTACTGTGGTAGAAATACCAGATCCTAAACCCAAGTTAGTTCTAGCTGTAGAAGCAGAAGCAAGATCACTAAGATTGTTAGCTCTGTAAGCGTATGTAGTATCTGTACCAGTAGTAGAGTAACTAGTACTCCAACTAGGTACACCAGCAGCAGTCATTTGTAACAAAGACGTAGCAACAGGAGCAGGCAGCCTAGTTAACAGGTTGCTAGAAGGACTGTAAAGAATGTCACCAACGTTGTAGTTAGTTATACCAGTACCACCATAGATAGCCTGAATAGGCACATCTAAAGTAGAAGCAGTACCAAAAGCTCGATTGCTGAGCTTCTGAAACCAATCTCTCCAAACAAAACTTTCTTCTATTTTGTCTTGGGGTATAGGAAAACTTACTTTAGTTGCCATTAACAATACTCCATATCTTTGCAGTAGCCATTTTTCTGAATGTCAGGTAACAATTTCTCAAGCTTCTCACCTATGTCATCTCTTATCATGCAAGAGTTGATCATGGTTACTTTCTTTTTGAAAGTCTTGTAGCAAGCTTCACGAGCAGCCTCAACAGTCTTACCAACACCTGAAACAGTCATCACATAGCTGCCGCAGGTAACCAAACAAGGCTCAGTGTTCTTACCATCCTTACCTGGTCCCATTCCCATCTTGACTTCAGACAAGTGAATGTTCTTAGTAGCATCTTCTATGGTCATATCGAAGATAGGGTAACCAGTGTTCTCTTTTTTCTTGACATTGCTGTACGGGTAGTCAGGTTGAGACACAACAATACCAACAGCTATGTCCTTACGTACCTTTAATGTGTCTTTACCATCAAGGCTATCCAACATCCATTGAACAGGGTCACCTAAGTGCAGAGCTTGTTGAATCTGAAACAAAGGCCAACCAGGTCTAGTAGTGAACTCTAGAGGCCACGGATTACCTTTGTCATCAATGATGCAGTTGACATCAATGTAACCAGAGTAACCAATGCCATGCAAGAAGTCCTCAAGAGGTTTAAGAACCTTGTCAGCTAACAAAGACTCTTCTGTGTAGCGCATCACAGTACCTTGCTCACCAGTAGCAGGACCGTAGTCACCAGACATCAGTTTCTTAAACTCCCAGTTCTCCAAATAGTATTTAGAGAAACCACCAAGACCAAACCAACCACCAACAGCCATCTCAGAACCAGCATGGAACTCCTGAAGAACAAACTCACCGTCATAGGCGTTCATCTTTTTCCACTTGTTCAACATAAACACCATATCACGCCAGTCTTTAGAACAGTAGCTAAGAGACTTCTCACCATCACCAACAGGTTTAGATACGTAACGCTTCTCTTTGTTACTAAGAACAAGAGCAATAGCGTCTTCGTACTTCTTAAACTTCTGCATAGGAATAGTCTTAATGCCAGCTCTCTCAAAGATAGCTGACCCGTACTCCCGATCCTGTTCCCAACGAGCACCTTCTACATTGCAACCGTAAATAGGGTAGCCCTTGATGCGATATGGTTCTAGTTGTTTGATGTACCTGCTGTTATCAGTAACAAATATTAAGTCAGCCCAGTCCATACTGGGTTCCCAATTAACAACCTTCTTAAAACAATCTTCCATGCCATCACCGTTCTCACAGCGAGTGCCATCAAAGTTGTTACGCATATACACACGAACATCATGACCATGAGCATTAGACTTGATAGCCAAGTCCATAGCAAACCCACAGTCAAACTGATCAATGATTAAGAGTTTCATTATTCTGCTTCTTTGTTAAGTTTTTCTCTTCTTTTATCCAAAGCTCTTTTTTCTTGATCGTGCTTTGGTGTCCACTTCATGCGCCCTTTTTTAATTTCTTTGTCCCGATACTTCCAAGCATTTTCTTTGGTAGCAAGCTCACGTTCTGCTCGTGCTAGTTTATTTTGCTCAGCAGTTTTACCGTAGACAGGAAATCCCATTGTTCCTAGTAACGCTCTCTTAGCACCTTCTCCTTCAGGTGCATCAGCACCAGCTTGTATCTGAAAAGGTAAAGCTGATTGAGCAACTGCTTTAAGCCTACCAGCACCACTCAAATCAACTAACTTAGGAGCAGTGGGGCTAGCGTACTCTAAACCACCAACACCAACAACAGCAGCTTTAGGTAAAAAACCTAGTTTGTTAGACAAAGTTTTATCTGGGTCCATGATCCAGTGGTAAGGCTCCATAGCGTGTTTCATAGCTTGCATAGACGTACCATCAGGCCACTCAATACGAGTTGGATCTTTGTTGTCCCAAACATCTCTACCCGCAGTCATGTTATTAATAGCATTAATTAAAGTAAAGTACACCAATGCAGTTTTGAACTGATACAACCTAGCATAGTCAGCCTTGGTTGTAGGAGCCATCATGCCTTTAATACCTTCTATAGGTTGCAACTTAGCAGGATTTAAAGACTTTGGTAAAGCAGAACTAAAGGCACGGATAGTAGAAATAGTCCAGTCAGGAGCAAACAACATAACCTGCAATGACCTACGTCCTTCTGGACTGTAAGCAGCCATAGCTATACGTTTAGCAAACTCATTGTTAGTATTTCTAGCAGCATCAAACCAATTAAGACCACCAAAACTATCGTTAACAAACTTAGCAATTTCTTTACGAGAAGCAGACTCATCAAAAGGTTTGCCCTCTTTAGCAGCTTGTAAGCGAGCCTTTTCAAGGTACGCATCAGCCACCATAATTTTGCCACCAGTGTGCAAATAATCCCAGGTGTACTTATCAAAAACACCTAGGGTATATTTTTCAACTGTAGACATAGTGCTTTCAAGAGCACGAGTTTTAGGTCCATATTTACCAATCATTGTGTCTGCAAATTTACCCACAGCACTTAACATACCTTTAGAAACATCTTCAGGTACTTCTAATTGCAAACCAGACTCTCGTATCCATGTGTCTACGCTATCACCTAAACCACCTTTTTTATACTGTTCAACAGCTTTAGAAATAGCAGATAACTGAAGGTCTTTGCCACTAACAGCTTTAACACCCTTTTCAACTAAAGGAAGAGCAATAGCTTCTTTAAGAGGAGTCCACAAAGGAATCTTGGCACTAGACAAAACTTCCATCAAAGACTTAGCGTGAAAGAAAGAACCAATAACGTTAATACGTTTAACAGCTTGAGAAATAGTTCCCAACGCTTGCATAGTTAAACCAGGACCAGAATCAAACACAAACTTTAAAGCTGGAACTAAATCAGGGTGAATAGCATAACCAGCTAAATCTGGATGATCTATTTGTTTCCAACTATAAGGCAAATCTTCTGGACCACTAATAGGTTTAATTAAAGACTCACCATTAACGTTTCTAATCTGTTTGATGTTCTCAATTAGATTTTTATTTTCAATAGCTTTTTCAACAGACAAGGCATAGTCTTTGTAGATTTCTGCAAGGTTATTTGTCTTAAGTTTAAAACGATAGTCTTTACCATTCTCAGCTAACCATTCGTTAATTCCATTAACATGACTAACAAGATCTTCACGGGTTTTAAGTCTACGCTCTTGACCATATTTAGTAGTTGTCTTAGTGCCATCACCAGATGCTTTCTCACCATAACCAAAAGCATCACGCATAAATTCTTCAAGAGCACCTTTAGGAGCTGCACCTTCTGACACAACATTACGAGCTACGTAGTTCTCATGCCAACCTTTAATGACACCATTTTCTAAAGCTCGTTTACCAAGCTCGTCCATCAAAGTACGAAACTTAGTTGCAACTTCTTTAGCTTTGCCTTCTAAAGTAACACCCCTATCAATATCAAAACTAAGCTGTTCTAAATTAACATCTTTACCAGCCAACTCTTTTATGTCAGCAGTGTTGTTATGAACAATACGTTCATTAGCTAGTTTGTTATTAAGGTTTGTTCCTACAAATTCTTCAACTTGTTTAACAGGTTCAGGCCAAGTCTTTTTAAACTCTTCCCAACCTTTAAAGAACTTAACAGCTTCTACTTCACCGTGTTTTTCATAGATGTCTGTAGCTATGCTTAAAAATTCTTTGTCATCTTTAACGTCACGAGGAGAAGTTTTAGTTGTGTCAACAACAGGCTCATCAGGTGAGCTAGGCTTCTTAGGAACACCAGCAGGTTGTTCTTCAGTAATCTTAAAACGTTCGTCACCTGCTGCACGTAAATCACCACTATGTAATCCATCTTCAGGGATACTTAATATGGGCTTACCTTTTTCTACAGGTACTTGGTTTGTATTAACAGCACGGTCAGCAGCTTCTTGACGAGTTAAGAACTGACCACGTTCATCTAAGAAACCTTGGTCATGGGTATCAACAGTCTCAGCTTTACGAGCTTCGTCATGCTTAGGACCCATGCGTTCTATTTGACCAGTCTCTTTGTTCCTAATAGCAGCTTCAACTAAAGGAGATGTAGAAGCTCTTTGATCAGCTTCTTTCTTAACCTTGTCTTTAAAAGTTTCTATTTGTTCAGGAGTAGCAGCAGGGGGAGGTGGTGTAACTTCTTCTTTTTTAACTTCAGGTTTAGGTTTTGTAACAGGAGCAGTTTGTCCCAATACCTTTTCACCAAGCTTAGTAGGCTTAGTAAATGCACCAGTAGCAACATCAATAGCTATAGATTTAGGATCAAGTACAGGTTGACCTTCAATAGCTCGTTGACCAGCACCAATACCAGTCATAACACCAGAACCTACAGCAGCTTCTTTAATACTTTGAGGTAATCCAGGACGCATAAAGGGACCTAAAGAACCACCAGTAACAGAACCAGCTAAAGAATAACCAGGATATTCTTGACGTTGTTTTTCTCTTGTACCAACAATGTCTGTACCAAACACTTTGTCAAACACGCTCTCAAGACTAGTGATGCCCATAGAACCAAGATAACCACCTGCAACACCCCCCACAATACCCGTAACAGGTTTAGCCCAAACAGGTTGAGGAATAGCCATACCAGTTCTAGCACCAGCTAAAGCAGCAGGAGAAGCACCAACAGACTCTAAATAAGAAGAAGCAAAAGCTCCAGCACCACTAACTTTTTCTTCTTGTTTCTTAGTGTAGTCAGCCATAGACTTCTCTAAGAAGCCTGGTTTAGTTTCTTTAGCAGCAGGTTTAGTTACAACTTCATCATCTTGTCCCCAAGAAGAAGTCTGTTTAGCAGCAGGTGCAACAGTCTTAGCTGGAGTAACAACCTCATCGTTCTGTCCCCAATCAGCCATGATGTTTAACCTTTCTTACGTTTGGTTACACCATCTTGTATGTAGTAGCTGTTAGGAGGCAGCTTGTCATACTCTTCTTTAGAAGTAGGTTTAGCAGGATTGTCCTGAGTGTATTTGTTACTAGGAACACTAGGCTTACTAGTTTTAGGAGTAAGAGTTGTGTCTCGTTTAGTAGAGACTGCTGGCCTTTCTTCTTCAGGAGGACCACCAAACAACTCCATTTCTTTTTTAAGGTTATCAATAATAGTTTGTTTACCAGGAAAGTTAGGAGCTGTAACAGCTAGGTTAAGTTCTTTTTGAAGCTGACTACGTTTAAATTCATCACGAGCATTAACAGCTCTGCTGTACTCAGCAGTCTCATCAGACTTAAAAAACATAGCTTTATCTAATTTAGCTTGAGCAGCATCTACTTTGGCATTCAAACCTTCAAGAGTCTTTTGACCAGACCTCTCAATAGTTTCTTGTGCTTTGGTATAGATGTTCCAGTCACGCATCTCACGATCACCACCACCCATACTTTTAGCAGCTATGCGAGCGTTAGCATTAATAACAGCAATACGTTCTCTAGAAGTATCAACAAGCTTTTGTTTTTCCAACTCAATCTCTTTGAGCTGTTTAGCCATCTGCCCTTTAGCATTGAGCATCAAGTTCTTAGTAGCCTCTTTTTTTTCTTTAGGAGACATCTTGTTCCAATTAGCTTCACCAACTTGAGCAATCAAAGCTTTCCTATTTTCTTCAGGAAGGTTGCTAAATGTTTCTTCAACTTTGCTATCAGGCATAGCTGACAACACACCATACACATCACCAATCAATTGAGATTGTTGGTCTAATGTTTTTTGTCTGTTAGCTACTTTACGAGTCTCATACAACTCAGAAGAAGCTAAAGTCTTTGCTCCGCTTTCTACATCACCAGATGCAAATTGAACAGACGCAGCTAACCTAAGACGTTCAGCATCATCAGCTTTAGACCACTCAGGAGTTTTAATAAGCTCTTGTAATTTTTCTTTAGACTCTTTACCTACTTTAAGATTAGTGTCAGTAATTAAATTAGCAAGACGTTTAGCTTCTATGTTTTGTTTTTCTTGTTCTTGTTTTAATGCAGCTTCTTGAGGAGCATATTGAGCTTTAAGACGATCCTGTTCAAGCTTAAGCTTAACTTCTTCAGGAGCAGCACGATCTTCTGCTAATCTACGTTCAGCAGCAGCTTGAGTTAAGTCTTGTATATACGGAGCTTTAGCTACGTTCTCTTGTAACTGCTCAATAGCTTTGCTACCAGCAGCTATGTCAGACATCATGTATGGCATAACTTATTCCTTTACTTAAAAGTTAACCATACCAAAAGGATCAAAGTTTTGTGGTCCACTCATGCCACCACTACCACCTCCATAGCTACTACCACTAGAGTTGTATATTTGACCAATGCCTTGAACAATACCACCAAGACCTTGCATTTGAGCTTGTTGCTGTTGTTGTCCAGCAAGTACTCCAGCTTGTCCACCTATAGCAGGAGAGTAACCAGCACCAGAACCTGTAGCAAGTCTGTTCATATAGTCTTGCATAAAGCCGTAATAACCTTGTTGAGAAGTTTTATCTAAAGCTAATTGTTCGTTACCAGACCTAAGCATTCCAGATGCAGCAGCCGTTCGTTTAGAAGCTTCTAAAGCAGGGTCTAATACCCCTGTTTGAAACTGACTAAACCCAGGCATCTTAGTAATGTCTGTTTGAGCACCTGGTTGCAACATACCAGAATACATAGCACCAAGGTTTGCTCTGTAAGGAGCAAAAGGATCTACAGCTTGTTGGGCAGTACCACTTACTTGAGTACCACCGCCACCACCCCCGCCTCCAAATAAAGAGTTGAGTCCTCCAGCAATACCTACGATTGATCCAATAGTGGCTAACATATTAATTCTCCGATTCGTTGTAAGCTTTGACTAACTCTAGAGCTTCTTTAGCTTCCTTCTTAGATACTTCATCTTCAGCCCATAGGCATAACCAAATCACATCAGTTATTGCTTCAACTCTATGAGTAGTATCTTTAGGAATAGTAACTAACTTATAACCAGTCATACGGGTGGTTATCCCGTCTATAGTAACGTCAGCCGTACCTGAGACTAATACAGAACTGTGGGCATGTTTATGTTCGTGAGAGTTAATAAACATACCAGCGTCTATTTTTGTTTCCACAATAAAGACACTGCCACTCTCTTCATCACCACCAAAAAACTGTAAGTCCATTTTAATCCTTTATCTGCGGTAACGTCCACCACCAACAGCTTGTTCTTGATCCATCTCACCAATCCTAAAATCTACTTCAGCTCCATCAAGTCTTAACGGACAGTTACTAGTAACAAGGAACTCCCAAGCTCTACGTCTGTCAGCACCACTAAGATACAACTGTGATCTAGGAGCATTTAAATCTATAGCCCTATAGCTTGACCAAGTAACATAGTCATCCCCAGAATGACGTACTTGCATTGTTCCTGCTGTCTTATCACCTATGATCTCTAATCTTCCATAGAACTTACGCTTAGTAGTCCCGTTGTCTATGATGTCCGTAACAGTACGGCAGTAGATAGGTTGGTTGTTATCTCGGTATGTATTAACATCAAAGTAATACAAAGTAGCTGTATCGTCATCTAGGGTATACGCTACCCCACCTAATGATGCAAAGAAAGTAGGACGGAAGTAAGACTCTTGGTAAGTACCAGGGTAAGGTTGGTCATTACTTTGAATAGAGAACTGAGTCCATGTGTACCACATCTTCTCATTTAAGTCGTACACCAAAGTCTTTTGAGTGTTGTGCAAAGTTAAGATGTACAAAGTATGCCCGTCTATGGTGTAACAAAAGGCAGATACTTGTCCTAAGTTATCAGCTTCTAAATGACGGTCTACAGACGATGTAGAGACACGAATGGGTGATACCCCATCCATGAGGTAAACAGAACGGCTGTTGGTCTTTGTAGCCCCTATCCAGAGCACTGTGTTACTAGTAGCAACAATACTATCCCCACTAGCACAACCTATCTCAGAGGTGTAGGTAGAAGCTACAGCCAAAGGAGAACCAGTAGGGTTAGCAGCATCGTAATAGAACTGGGTGCTAACAGCACCAAAGGCTATCAGGTAGTTCAAGTGCTTAGCAATACCCACAAGGGTATCAGTAGTCTGCTCAAAGCTTATGTAGTTAAGAGCATCCCAAGTAGTTGGGTCACCAACGTTAGAGTTGTATATACGATTGTTACTAGTACCAATGAACAGATAGTTGTCTAAGTACACAACACCAGACACATAAGGTCCTGAAGGCAACGTAGTCATGGACACAGATGAACCAGATTGGTTGTACAAGTATCCGTTAACTTTATTTTGAAAGAACAAATAGGTATCAAGAAACGTCTTAACAAAGTAGCTTTGACTAGTTGAAGCAGACGTAGTACCCAAGGTAGTCACAGCATAAGAAGAGCTAGGATTAACTTGGTAAATGGTGTTATTAATAACAGCAATAAGTTTGTTGTTAAATGGGGTTAACCCTTGGCTAGGTGTGTAAGCTGGAGGAGTAATAGCTACAATTTGTTTAGCAGCTACAAGCCCTGGACGTTTAATAAACTCCCGCTTTTGATCCCTTGTCTCAAAGAAACAATTAGATGAATAAGAATCTTTAGCAAAACTACCTGTTCTGCTTTCAATAGGTTGAGTAAGCGGTATACGTTCTGTAGCCATGCTTACCGTCCATAGGAGTTGTTAGACGTAGATCTAAAGTCTGGTTGGAAGAATGTGCTAGATACCTCAACGTTCCAATCATCAAGTTGAGTTCTATATGTCTGTGCTCTTGTAGCAATCTCTTGTCTAGCGTTCATAGGAACACCATACTCTAAAGCTAGTTGGTCAGCTAAGTTCCACACCAAACAATTCATCCACTCATTAGGGAAGTCTGGTATGTCAGTAGCTAACGTCATGTCATTCAAAGGCATTTGAGCAATTATGTGTAGCTCAAGGTTAGCTTCAGAGTAAGCATCAGGTGTTAGGTACACATACAAAATACCATTGATCTTTTTGCTATCGTAAAAAATTGTGTTAGCAGTACCAGTAGAGAACTTAGAACCCAATACGTTGTACTCTTGTTTAGAGACAATCATCACAGGTGTATCTATGACTGGGTTACTAGTAACATTACGATAGAACCCTTGGATAACTTTAAGAGGTCTGTCTGTAATAGCTACAGTAGGTGCTAACGAGTCATACATTAAATCAGATCCATTACCACCCAGTGTGTAATTAGTCTGACTAGCGTTTAAAGGAACAATTAGTTCTGATACTTTCCACAACTTAAGACCATCAGTGTTAAGTTGTTTGACAAGTAAGTTAAGAGACATATTGGCATTAGCAATAGTCTCTGCATCAGGTGTACTACCAACCTCAAGCGTCCCTAACTTTCTTAAAGCTAAAGAAATGATTTGGTCACGATTGATGGAGTAGTTAGAAGACATGATTTTTTACTGTGTTGGTTGCTGCTGTGCTTGAGCTTCCGCTGCTTGCTGAGCTTCTAACTCAGCAGCCTGTTGTGCCACTGCCGCATCGTAAGCCGCTTGTTCTTCAGCGGTGTACTCAACTTGAGTGACTTCACCTGTTTCTACATTTACTACGATTCTGTGTGTCATGATGTTTACTCGTAAAGGATGTTGATTGAACCAGCGTCAAAAGTGTCAGTGCCGTTGACTGTAGTCATGGATAAAACACTAAGTGTTCCAGCAAGTGGTTTTTGACCGCCAATCGTAGAGCCAGCGGCCACGTTGCTTTGACCTTGTGTTCCTTGAATAGTCCATGTATTTGTGGAAGCGTCTGCCAAACTAAAAATAAAAGAACCGTGACGCACAGCGGCGGCGGTTGCTGAATCATTTAAATCAAAACCAGCGGTGTAAAGTTGAGCCGAAACTCCTGCCCCTTGCCATCCAAGACAAGCACCCAAATACCCACTTGTTTCAACACCAGCAACAGGGCCAATCCTAAAACGTAAAGTAGATGTGCCGCTAGTAGAAACTCCCAATAAGTTAACAGTAATGCGTTTTACCCATGATGGGATTCCAGTAAATGAAATGCTTGTACCACTGGTACTTGCCACAGCAGTACCAGAGGTAATACCCAGTATTGCACCTGAGTTAATTGTTACGCTTGCTGATCCATCAATTGTTGTACTCATGACCATGCC